CGGAAGGCCCAGGCTGAGACGGAGCGCCGGACGGCGCTGCTGGAGCGGCTGAACAACCTGAAAGGAGGCAAAGAAGAATGAACTTTGCCGAAATGAACGGCGAGCAGCTGCAGGCCAGGATGGACGAACTGATCGCCGAGACCAGCGAAGAGAAGCGGGACGCGCTGGATAACGATGAACTGGAAGCCCGCATCAAAGAGATGGAAGCCCTGAAGGCTGAAATCGAAAAGCGCAAGGCCGCCGCGGCTGAAGAAGCCCGGAAGGCTGAAGAAGCCGCCAAACTGGACGGCAAGAAAATCATTGAGGAGGACAAGAAAATGGAAAATCGTTTTGCCATTAATTCTCCCGAATACCGGGAGGCTTTCCTGAAGAACCTGCAGGGCAAGGAGCTGACCGCTGAAGAGCGCACCGCTGTCGTTGCCTCCGCTGCCATCCCCACCGAAACCGCGAACAAGATCTGGGGCAAGATGGAGCTCTATCCGATCCTGAACGCGATCGACGTCATGCACATCCCCGGCAACGTGGTTCTGCCTGTTGAAGGCACCATCAATGCCGCGGCCGTGGTTGCCATGGGCACCGCTGCCACCGACGGCGCCGACACCCTCGCGCCCGTGTCTCTGGCTGCCTACAAGCTGATTAAGACCGTGGAGATCACCGCGGACGTGGCTGCGATGGCCGTGCCCGCCTTCGAGGACTGGCTGGTTGACCGTCTGGCCAACAAGCTGTTCCGCCTGGCTGCCGCGAAGGTCGCTGCTGGCGCCGGCACCACCGAGCCCACCGGTCTGACCAGCATCACCGCCGCCGGCACCTACACCAAGGCCGCGATCACCTACAGCGACATCCTGACGATCATCGCCGCCCTGCCGACGGAGTACGATCCCAATGCCTGCTTCGTGATGAGCCGCGCCACGTTCTACAGCAACGTGCTGAACGTGCAGACCACCCAGAAGCAGCCGGTTGTGGTGGCCGATCCTCAGGCCCCGGCGAAGTACAACATTTTCGGCTTCCCGGTGATCATCGAGGACGGTGTCGGCACCGACATCATCTTCGGCGACCTGAAGGAAGGCTATGTCTTCAACTTCGCGAAGGACATCGCTGTTGACCGCGATGAGTCCGTGGCCTTCCGGACCGGTTCCACCGTGTTCCGCGGCATGGCCCTGGGCGATGGCAAGCCCACCGGCGTCGGTCTGGTGCGCTTCACCAAGGCGTCCGCCTAATCGGAGCCAGTAAACCAAACCGGGCGGAGGCCGATGCGCCTCCGCCCTTCTTCCTGTGAGGTGATATAGATGCTTACGGAATGCAAAAAGGCGCTGGCCATTGTAGCGGATGCGTATGACGCGGAGCTGTGCTCCCTGATGGAGGCCGCCGCGAAAGATCTGGAGATCGCCGGCGTGGTCCTTCCCGGCACTGTATCCTTCGCGGAGACGGATGACGGCATGACGGACACGAGCACTCTGACGGACGCGCTGTGTAAGCGGGCGATCTTCACCTACGTTCGGGCCAACTTCCGGAGCCCTGACGATTATGAGCGCCTGCAGGCCAGCTACGAGCTCCAGAAGGGCCAGCTGATGCATGCGACGGGATATACCAACTACGGAGGCGACGACGATGGTGAGGGCTGACGTGATTTCCCTGGTAGCGGAAACACGGAGCGCTCACGGCGTCCATGAAGCGATCACGGAAAGCACGCGGGAGATTCCTGCGGAGATCCGGAGCGTGACCCGCAGCGAGTACTACAACGCGCTGAACGCGGGCGTACATCCGGAGCTTGTTTTCAAGCTGGCGCTGGATGCTGATTACCAGAACGAGCGCTTCCTCCGCTATCATGGGCAGAGATACGACGTTGTACGGACGTACCTGACCAACGACGGCGGGATCGAAATCACCGCGGAGAGGAGTGATGAAAATGGCACGGACTAAAAACCAGCAGGTCGCGGAGCCTGTAACCGTGGACGCGGTCGACCGGCTGACACAGTCGCTGTGCGAGACCGGCGTGGAGTTTGTCCGGGATGCCTGGATCAACAAAGCGCCGGATAATTACGGCGTTGTTGTGCTGCAGGGCGAGAGCCAGCAGCTCTGGGCGGACGGCCATCTGATCGACTCCATGTGGCGGGTGGTTGTGACGCTGTATGTCAGCGGCGACGATGACACCTGGCCGAAAAAGGTGCAGAACAAGCTGGAAGCATTGGAGAACGCCGGCCTGTGCGACACGACGCACACCGTAAGCCGGACATTCGACCATGAAAACGGCAAGGTTATGTGGACCTGGACGGTTACGCTGTACGGGGATCTGGTGGTGACCCAATGAAGCTGGATGTCGGCGACATTGAAGGCCTGGAAGCACAGCTGGACAGGCTGGGCGGCCGTGAGGGCGCCAGGCGAATTGTGGATGCCGGATGTATGGCAGCCATTGAGCAGCTGAAGCGCAAAACCGCGGCGAAGGGGCACATTGTGACCGGTTCCATGCAGGAATCCTTCGCAAAGGGCATCTACCACGAAACGATCGACCGCTGCTGGCAGGATGTATATCCGCAGGGCGCGGATCCGCGCGGAGTGGATAACGCAAAAAAGGCGTTTATCATCAACTACGGCCGCGGGAACAAGAGAACCAAAAAGACCGGCGACAAGTTTATCACCGGAGCGGATAAAACGATGGAAGATGCGGTTTGTGAGGCCATGCGGGCCGAGGCGGAACGCATCAAAAACGAAATGATGAGGTGAGTTGAATGGCTAAAATCGGAATCAAGGGCCTGACCTACGCACCCTATACCAGCGGCGGCAGCGGCTCCGCAGTCGTATACGGGACGGGCGTGGCGCTGGAGGACTACATGATCCGGGCGGATCTGACCGAGGAGCGCTCTGACTCCAGCTTTTTCGCGGACGATCACAAAATCGACGCGGACAACAGCATGACGGGCGTTTCCGTTGCCCTGGAACTGAGCAACATGACCGACGCGCTGGAGAAGGCGCTGCTGGGTCATGCGGCCGGGACCGGCACCGAGCTGAACGCCACGGACGCCGAAGCGCCCTTTGTGGGCATCGGCTTCATCCGGAAGGAGAGGTTCAAGGGAACCGCGACCTATCATGCCTACTGGATTTACAAGGTCCAGTTCAGCAGGGACGCGGACAGCACCAACACCAAGGGCGAATCCGTCGAGTTCCAGACGGAAAGCGTCACCGGCGACGCGGTCGGCGTGCAGCTGGCTGCCGCCGGGGATACGATTTTCTACAGCCACATCCGCGAGACCACCGAAGCGGCGGCCCGGACCTGGCTGAACGGCAAGGCCGGAATTTCCTAATAATCAAACGGGGCGGGGGCTTAGCCCTCCGCCCCCTGCTTTTGTAAAGGAGACGAAGGAGACAAATGGTTAAGCTGAAAGTGGGAGACACGGAATACGGGCTCCGGATGGACATGTATGCCATGGAGATGATTGAGGACGAATTCGGGAGCATGAAGGACATGTTCGCTAAAATTCAGACCGGCGGAAGCAAAACGCTGCGCGCCATCTTCCGGATCCTGGCAAACGCGGAGCTGGCCTATAAAGGAAAAGAAGAAACCGTAACCGGGGACGAGCTGAAGCATCTGAAAGTTTCCGCTGTCACTGGGGTCGGCGCTGCTATCCGGGCAGCGGTTGAAGATGGAATGAAGAGCGAGACCACCGGCGGCGCGGAGGCCGACGATGAGGTTTTTGACGTATATCTGAGCGAGATTGAATCAAAAAACTGACCAACCGGCGGGAGACGCGGGTCCGGGAGTATTACGGATACGCGCTGATCGCCGGGATTCCGGTCGCGGAGGCCAAGCGAATGACGCCGGGCTTTATCCGGGACATGTACACGATACGGATCAAATACGACGCCAAGCTGATGGGCGTGAAGATGCAGAGACGACTTGGGCTGTGAGGTGACAGGAATGCCGAATGATATCAAACAGAAAATCATCCTGGACGGCGAAAAGGAATATTCCAGGGCGCTGAAAGAGGCCCAGCGGAATCTGCGCGTCCTGCGGAGCGAGCTGAAAGCTGAAACGGCAGAGCTTGGCAAAAACGCCACCGAACAGCAGAAGGCAGAAGTCAAAACCAAAAACCTCCGCCAGCAGATCAAGGAGCAGGAAAAGGTTGTCAAGACCCTGCGCGATGCCCTGGATGAAGTCAAGGAAAAATACAGCGACAATGCGGACGAGATTGCGCGCTGGGAAACAAAGCTGAATAACGCCCGGTCCACGCTGGCCAACATGCGGAACAGCCTGAACGACGTCGGCGTCGGGATGCAGTCGATCGAAAAGAACAGCGAGCAGACCGTGATTGCCACCAACAGCGTGGCGGAGAGCCTGCAGCGGATAGCCGACATGGGCGGAGCGATCGCGGACGGCATCGGGGCCGGATTCACCAGCATCATCAGCTCAGCCAGGGAGGCTGTCAGCGCCATCTGGTCTGAAATCACCGGGATCGCCGCGCGGGCAAACAGTATGTCCGACCTGGCCGGCTTCTGGAATACAGACGTCATGACGATCCAGAAATATGCCGGCGCGGTCGGCCATGTCAGCGCGTCCCTGGAAGATCTGAATTCCCTGGTGACGAAGATTAACAGTCTGGACTCAAAGAAGGTCGCAGAGCTGACTGGCGTCAGCGATGTTAAATATGATGACCAGTGGGCTTATGCCATGGCCGTCATGGACGCCCTGAGCCAGATGGACACAAAGACCCGCAACGCCACAGGCTTTGAACTGTTTGGCAAAGGCGCCACGAATATGTTCGACCTCGCGAACGACTGGCAGACCGTGCTGGAGCATCTGGACGAATACGACGCGGACAATGGCGGCTTCGGGCTGGACAGTAACCAGATGCAGGAAATGAGCGACCTGTATGACACGGTGAACGGGATCGCCACCAAATGGGGCGAGCTGCAGAGAATGGCAACGGTGAAGCTGTTCGGCGATCTGGCCATTGACCTGACAGGCAACGCAGAAGCTATCGTAGACGCATTCCTGGCGTACTTCAACGCCGACAGCGACGAGGAGCGCGAGGCCGCGATTGACACGATCGCGCAAAACATCACAGCGGCATTTGAGGCCGTTGCGAAGGCGATCGAGGACGGCATCAAGATGCTGGACAAAGTCGCAGAGGACCTGAAGAAAAGTGACAACCCGACCGCGAAATCCCTGGGAAATATCCTGGGCGGGCTGGTAGATGCGCTGCAGTGGATCGTGGACAACCAGGAGGCAGTGATGGGGGCGATGGGAACCCTTGCGACCTTCTGGATCGCGGGCAAGGGCCTGCAGATGGCATCGACCATTGCCGGTTTGGCGAAAAACATTGCGCTGATTAAGCTGTTCGGCGGACTGGGCGCCGGCGGAGCCGCGGCACAGGCGGCTTCCGGGGCGGCCGGGGCAGCCGGAGCTGCGGGCGGATCTGCCGGAAGCGCGGCGGCAAGCGGAGCAGCCAGCGCCGGAGGAGCCGCGGCAGGAAGCGGGCTTCTGGCTCTTGCAAAAGCCTCCGTGCCGAATCTGCTGGCTGCATATGGCGCTCATGAGGCTGTCAAGGCGTTCTCATCCGATA